ATGGGGGCAGACAACCACCGACGCCTGGGGGGATAGCTGGGGCAATTCCTAGCACCCCACCACTGACCACAAGCCCAGAGAGGGCAGAGAGATTACAACGATGACAGACCCCGATTTGCTCAAGGCCATCACCGAGGGGCCCCTTGATAATCGCCGGCACTGCGTGCAGCAGCTGGCACGTCATGACCTTAGAGAGCGTGCGCTGCCAATCCTCGGCGCGTGCTACGTCAACAGCGTGAGCAAGGCCGATAAGCCAAGCGCTATCTATCATGGCACTATGGAAATTGCGGTGAAGATGCTGGGGGTGGTGCTCGAGGAGCTGGTTTGTACAGCTGACTTTGACATCAGATTCAGCGATTTTATCGAGCGCGTGCACACAGCCAGCACAGATGTGCACAGTGACAGCCGCATGAGGGTGTACACCAACACCTCACTGCGCCTGCTCGCAGCCTATGGTGTGCTAGAGCCCTGCAGGAGAGCACGCGGCCGCATGCAGTATGGGCCGGGAGACCTCGCCAAGGTCACACAGATCTATGATGTTGACCCTGACAATTGGAAGAATCAGCGCATGTTGGCCCCAGGTAGTCGGCCAATCTCTGCTGATGAACTAGCAGAGGCACTGCGCTCAATGACCCCTCGGCAGCACCGAATTATCACAGGTGAAAATAGGCCAAAAGAGCAGCCACCTGCGCCACCCGCCGAGCAGCAGGATGAGTCACCAGAGGCATTGTCTGCAGATGAGCGGATCAGGCACCTAGAGAAATGCATACTCTCTCTAGTGGCCGACAATCTGCGCTTTAAGGGGCAAATGGAGAGGCTCAATAAATTGCAGCTGCCAGCGCTCTGCACCTATCTCAATTGGCCTCAACAGAGCGATGGATGATCGGCTTCGCACGCACCACCCTGATAGGACGCGTGCATGATGTGCAGTGGGCTGCAGAGCATGGGATGGCTCTAGTGATGATCCCTGTGAGCTCCACCAAGGCGCTCACCTATCGGGTGCTCTTCTCTGGCGAGAAAGCTCGGCTGCAGATTGTGCCTGGCGTGGCCTGTTATGTGGAGGGCACCATGATGATGGAGGATGGCCCTGCCTATTTGAGGGCCCAGCGATGGAGGGTGATGGATGAGTGAGGAGCCTCAAGAGCAACCCAATGCGCACGCCTATGCAGCAGACAGCATTGCCCTCCTGCAGCAGATTGCAGCGGCCACCCTGACCTATGGCACCACTCAAGAGCAGACCACGCTGGCCCAGTTGGCCTGCACCCATGCTGATGCTCGAGAGGAGGCCGAGGGCCTCACAGGTGAGTCAGTGCAGAGGAGGCTCTCTGCAGCTCGGCAACAGCAGGAGGCATGGGCTGCACAGGTGGAGTGGTTACAGGCCGAGCTCGGCAGGCTGTTGGCAGGCGAGGGGTGAGCCACTGGCAGCAGGTAGAGGAGGAGCACCACCGGCTCGCCAATGGCCGAGCGGTCACTTTTGCGCGCTGTGGCTGCACTGCCTGCTGGGAGCACACACAGCAGCGCTGGCTCCTTGAGGCTGATGATTGCCAGCCACTCTCACCCCTCGAGCAAGAGGAGGCCTGGGAGCTCATGCTGCGCGTGAGGCCCTCGGCAGGGTGGGCCCGCACTGCCCCTCTGCGCCTCTGTGGGTGTACCCCCAAGCTCTCCGAGCGCTACCATATTTGCAGCCTTTGATATGCTACCCTCTCGCAAAAATAGGAGGTGGAGCATGGGAGATAAAGCGCTGCGCAGCTGGCTGGCCAGCCTCATATTCTTGAGCCTCGTGGTGGGGCTGATTGCGTTTCTCACGTTCTTGACCATCCCCGAGAAAAACAAGGATATTGTCACCTCGATCATTGGGATGCTGGTGGGCTCTATCAGCATGGCCATCAGCATATTTGTCGGCCGTGACCCTGATGATGTGGCCCACCTCAAGGAGGAGATTGAAAAGCTCAATGATGACCGCAATACCCTCATTGCCCGCCTACGTGATGCGCAGGTAGACAAAGACATTCTACGCCGGCAGCTCGAGGGGCTGCAGAGCATGGTCATCGAGCGCCTCTCTATGTTTGCCGGTGATCATCGCCTTGCTGACCTAGCGCAGCTCAAGAGCCCTGACTTGCCTGATGAGGTGGCGCGCTGGATACCCAGCGAACAGCTGCCCCCTCGAGTGACACCACCACCGGGGGCTCCCCAACCACAGGCAGCACCACAGCACACCCCTCTGCCTCGAGGGGTATTTGACGATATGATGGGAGGAGATAATGACCGTTAAACTGCTTGATCACATGGGCACAGATGCAACGGTGGCCAATGTGGCTCGGGTCTCATTGGGCCGCACTGTTGAGAAGGTAGGCCCGAGTGAGGTGAGGCTCATTGACTATCTGCTCAAGCATGAGCACACCTCACCCCTGCGCCATTGTTTTGCCTCATTCCATATTGTGGCCCCCATATTTGTGCTGCGCCAATGGGGCAAGCATCAGGTGGGCTGCAGCTGGAATGAGATCAGCTACCGCTATGTGCAGCATGATGCCGAGCGTCATGAGCCCTGGGCCCCTGATATTTGGAGAGGTCAGGGGGAGGGGATCAAGCAGGGCTCTGCAGGCGCGCTCGAGCTGCAGGGCCGGCCGAGCTCGATCTATGAGGAGGCAGTGGATGCAGCGCAGCAGGCCTATGAGCGCCTCCTAGATCAGGGCGTGTGCAGAGAGCAGGCGCGTGCTGTGCTGCCGCAGGGTGTGCAGAGTGAAGTGATATGGACAGCCAGCCTGCATGCGCTGCTCCACTTCCTCGAGCTGCGCACAGCCCCCACTGCGCAATATGAAATCAGGCAGTATGCAGAGCAGGTCTCAAGGATTGTCTTTGAGCTGTGGCCCATCACCCTCACGGCATGGCGGCAGCAGCGGGGCAATGGATTCTGCACCCCTCACAATTGCCTGCATGGGTGAAAAGGGGCCCCGCCTAGAGGCCCGCTTTAAGGTGCTAGATTCACAGGGCAAAACTTAGAGCGGGTCAAGCAACTATTTCTGCTTGACCCAGTCTATTGATGATGCGGGTCAAGCAACTATTTCTGCTTGACCCAGTCTATTGATGATGCGGGTCAAGCAACTATTTCTGCTTGACCCGCTTGGGACAAGCAGAGGGTGCAAAGTTGAAAACAAGTTTGCCCTTGAGGGAATGAGGGCAGCCCCCTCACCCTTTGTGTGAGTGGTTTTCCCGACCCTAAGCCCCTCTTATCTTGGCGGAGGAGGGGGGCTTGAGGCCCTCATGTGAGCAAGCATGGGGGCCTCTTCTATTTCTAAGGAATACCTACCAACCACTGCCCATTGGTGTAGGTGGTCTGTGACCACGCCACACACCACCCTGATGCCTAGAGGCTGGGCCTCTGGGGCTTACTGCAATAAGCGGTGCTGTGTGGTGGTTTTAAAACTGCGAGCCCCTTTCAGCGCTTCGCACCCATGCGCTAATTTTGGGCTCCCATGATTCAGCTCGGCGCTCCTGCGCTTTGTCGTCATTCCAACGCCAACAGATTAGGTCATAGCGCAGTGCGTCTAGGGGATCCTCTTGGCCATCCTTCACCGGCTGCTCTTTGCGCTTGTCCCACCTATAGCTGGCTAGCGCCTTGCGCAGGCTGTTGCCCTGTGCTCGGCGGCCAGCATCCCACACCTCTCTGGTGACTCGATACTTGCGCAGCCAGAGAGCTCGCTTGAGCTTCTGCACCCCATTCATGATGTCTATTTTGACAGGGCTGGTAGACCATCGCAGCTGTAAGCCGAGGCCATCAGGAGGAGGCAGGCGCAGCTCCCTGAATGTGCTCTGCGCTGTCCTATCAGATCGAGCAGCGCCCGCCTTGTCACCACACCCAGCATCAAGCCAAATGCGCCTGCCAGGTGCAGAGTCTTTGTGAGCTCGAGGCCATGCAATCGAGAGAATAAGCCGGGTGAGCTCGGCTAGGGAGACCTCTTGAGGGTTGATCTCTGCACAGATCACATCAGCCTCTAGCTGATCATCATGGGCAATGATGAGCACGCTGGGCTTTCTAAAACCCCAGTCAATCGCAATGCGCGCAGTCATGTCCTCTCTATATGACCAGCCGTCTACTATATTCTCCTCACCCCATTCAGAGTAGACCAGCCCCGAGGCTGGTTTAGGCTGATTGAGAATCATGGCTGCGCGCTCCTCTGGGGGGAGCTGCTCGGTGGCCTCAAACCATGCTTCTGATAGATTCTCTCTGTTCGCATAGCTGGTGTGCATGATGGGGGAGCACTTTGCATCCTCGGCCATGCGCACCCACCAGGCATCCATAACAGGCAGGCCACACATCACCAGCATGGGAGAGGGCCCCGAGCGCAGCCGGCCTAAAGCTTTGTAGGCCACCTCCTCGGTCATTGTCTGCGCCTCATCAATCAGGGCAATGCCAGAGGTTGCATTGATGCCCTCCAAGGGGTTGTGGCTGGAGTCTCTAGTGCCCGGCCTGAAATAGGAGCGGCACCACACAGATGAGCCTGTGGCGGGGTCAGTCCACACCCCTTGAGTCTGTGAGAATGTCCAGCCCATTGGCCCGAGCCACTTCTCTATCTCGGGCTGCAAAACAGTACGGTAGCGCTGCGCTGTGTCAGTGATCAGGAGAGAGCTGCGACCTGGGCGCATATTGGCAGCCCACATCAGGGCGAAGACTAGCGCAGAGGTTTTGCCACTGCCCCAGCCGGCGCGCACTGCGATCATGGTCTCCTGACGCAGGAGGGCCCCGATTAAATCTAGTTGTAGAGGGTTAAGCTTGATCATTTTGTGATATTGGTCACACTATTGGACATGTGATAGAAGTCACACCGAGGAGGTGTGCGTGTATAAACAGGGTTACATTAACAGAGATTTGCCCTATAGGGGTGCGCCGTCCTCCCCCAATCTGCGCGTGCGCGGCATCAGCGGCACCTATTTGCAGGCTGGTCAGATCACCGGCAAAGAGCAGAATAATCGGCTTATAGGCTCTGCTTGGATCAGTGAGGCAGAAGAGATGCTGGCCACTGATGCCTGTGTGCAGGCCAGCTGGCGAGTGCTCAAGCAGACCCTCCTTGAGGCCTCTTGGCGTTGGGTGCCTGGTGATGAGTCTGATGAGCTCTCTAAGGAGCTCGCACGCTATGCCAATGAGGCTTGGGGCTTTGAGGGCTATCCCGGCATGATGAGCACATCATGGGAGGATCAGCTCTCATACATGTGGGAATTTGCCCCCATTGGCTATCGCTATTTTGAGGAGCTCTATCGCATTGCTCCCTGTGCCTCGGGCACCCCTCGAGTGTGGCTTGATAGGTTCGCAGACCGTGAGCCATCAGCGCACCTGCGGTGGGATTCTGCAGATGGCCAAAATCTCGATGGCGTGACCCAGCTGGCTCGAGGACAGAGGCAGCCCCTGCCCATCCCTGCTGATAAATTGCTCCTCCTCAACATCAATCAGACAGGCAGCAACTTTGAGGGCCGAGGCCTGCTGCGCGCTGGCTGGTGGTGGTGGAGATTCAAGCAGCGCACCAGCAACCTGATTGGGGTGGGCGTCGAGCGCTGGGCAGTGGCCACCCCTCGCATCAGCGTGAACAGATCAATGGCCGAGGAGATGGGCCTGACTGATCACGACATTGACACCATGATTGACCGAGCAGCAGCGCAGGCGCAGGCCTATGTGGCGCAAGAGCAGGCCTTTCTCGTGGATAATCCTGTGGTCAGTTTCCAGACCTATGGAGAGCAGAAGTTAGACTCATCGCACGCGCTCGCCATCATCAGAGAGTGTGACCATCAGATTGCGCAATCATTCCTTGCGCAGTTTATGCACCTAGGCATCACCGACACTGGGGCAAGGTCAGTGGGTGAGGTGCACCTGTCAGTATTCAGGCGCAGCGCGCTCAACCTCTGCGACATTGTGGCCTCTCGAGTGGGTGGTATTGATCGCAGGGCAGCGGGCACCATTGGTCGGCTCATCAAATGGAATTATGGAGAGGTCAACCCCTCGCAGCTGCCGCGCCTAGTCCATAGCGGTCTAGACTCTGATGAGCTGGCAGAGAGCCTCACCTCATTGGGGCAGCTGGTGCAGTTCGGGCTCATCACCCCAGAGGATGACCTAGAGCGCAGCATCAGAGAGCGCATTGGTGCAGGGGAGCTCCCAGAGGAGGCCAGCCGCAGCTACTTTGACCGCATCAGCGCTGCGAGCGCTGGGGGTGGTGGTGCGCTGGCATTGGCCGAGCGATACCGCAAGATGCGCAAGGGGGCCAAATGAGCTTCAAGCGCAAATTCAGGCGGCAGCTCTCTGATGATCCCAAAACACCTGCGCCCAAAAGAGACCAGCGCACAGGCTCTGCCAAGAATAAGCCGGGCTCTGCCTCCTCCACTCGAGGGGGCATCAAAATCTCTGCAGAGGCAGAGAAGGCCCTCGAGCGCGCACGCGATGAGCACAACAAGAGATACACTGGCAAGGGGCGCAGAGTAGACATTGGCATGCTGCGCGCAGTCTATAGGCGAGGGGCTGGGGCTTTCTCTACCAGCCATAGGCCGAGCGTCACTAGCCGCAATCAATGGGCCATGGGTAGAGTCAACGCATTTCTGCGCCTAGTAGGCAAGGGTGAGCGCAAGAAAAGCTACACCACTGATGATGACCTCCTCCCATCAGGGCACCCCAACAAGAGCACGCAGGCGATTGAGCAGCTGGCCGAGCGCTACAGCCACATTGATTTCAAACCACCTGCAGGCGTGAGAGAGGCAGCTGCTCGAGCCCTCGAGGTCAGAGCCAGCAAGCCCACCTCGCAGAGGGGCATGACCCCAGTGGGGCTCGCTCGAGCGCGTGACCTATCCAACGGCAAGAGAGTGAGCCCCGAGACTGCGCGGCGCATGCTGGCCTACTTCAGCCGTCATGAGATCGACAAGAAAGGATCCACTTGGAGCCAGCAGGGCAAAGGGTGGCAGGCCTGGCAGGGCTGGGGTGGTGATGCCGGCTTTTCATGGGCCAGAAAATTGGTGAAGCAAATGGATGCAGCAGATAGAGAGCAGCTCAATGAGCGCGTGCGCGCATTTTCAGAGGCCACCCCTTTTGACCTCGATGGGCTCACTGTAGTCATTGAGGATGGGCAGCGCTTAGGCCGGCCGTTTGTCACATTGGCAGCAGGCAAGGTCAGCAGCCGCATGAGCGGTGAGCTCATCACAGAGGTGACACCCGAGCACCTAGCAGAGCTCAAAAGGGTGTTTGACTCACGCAATGGCTCTGACCCTGTGATCATTGATTGGAATCATCAGAGCAGCCCCAACGCCGGGCTCAATACCCCAGAGACTGGGGGAGCTCTTGGCGAGGTGGTAGCGCTGCGCCTCTCTGATGATGGCAGGCAGCTCATTGCAGTGCCTGCCTACAACGCCCGAGGCCTCGAGGTTGTCGAGGCTGCAGGGGGCACACTCTGGAGCTCGCCTGAGTTCATTTTGGGTGAGGTATTCGCCAGAGAGAGCGGTGAGCGCACTGGTGGCGCTCAACTGCTCGCAATCACGTTAACACCACGACCCCAGCAGGCTGCGTCTTCTGTGGGGCGTGTCACTCTCTCGGAGGAATCCAACATGGATTTAGAGAATCTAGAGGGGCTCGAGAATGAGCAGCTCATCTCAATGCTGCGGCAGAAAGATGCTTTGGTCAAGGAGCTCGAGGGCCGCCTCAAGGCTATGGCTGAAGAGGATGAGAAAGAGGAGCTGGCAGAGGTCTCTGATGAGGAGAAGCTGGCTGAAGAGGATGAGGAGAAGAAGCAGATGGGTGAGTATCGCAACCTCACAGAGCGCCTCACAGCTGACAACAGCCAGCAGGCTGCCACCATTGCCCAGCTGTCAGAGCAGGTCGCACGCCTCGAGAAAGCTGAGCGCACTGCTCGAATGAACGCAGAGATTGATCAGCTCACGCACAGCGGCCGCATCAGCCCAAATGAGCGCGCCTATGCAGAGAACTTCTGGGCACTGCGTGAGAAGGGTGAGGGGCTCGCATGGGAGATGCTCACACGCCGAGGGCCCAATCAGGCCGTCAACCTGTCAGAGGTCGGCCATGGCGCCAGCGGTGAGCAGCTCAACCGAGACTCTCTCACCGAGCGCGTCAAAGAGTTGGCCAAGGCAGAGTCCATTCAATTCACAGAGGCCTGGGGCCGTCTACAG